ATTGTACTCGTGCAAGCCCTGTGAGAAGAACAAACAATCGTGCAACACTTGCATCAGTGACTATCAAATAACCAATACAAAAGAAGATGATGAAGTAGACATAAAGTGGGTTCATTTGTCTATATTAATAGGGCAAGATGGAATAATACGGCGAATTTCTGCAATGACTTCTACCTTTTGTTGTTCGGTAAGCATAATACTTTTACTAATTCTTTGTAGAAGTCCAACTGCAGATTTGCATGATATGGTTGTTGTAAGAAACAGAGCAACCACAATTTCCTCCTATTCTTTCACTATTTAATAGAGTTATTATTTGCAATCAGGATGAAAGGTCATAGATTGGCAAAACTCCTGACTTGGAGTAGGAGGAAGCACAGGAGGTGGGGGAGTTACAGGTTGCTGAACCACAGGAGGAGGGGGAGTAATAAGTTGCTGTTCCTTGTTCTTCAGTTGTTGCTTCAAATCCTCAATTACAATATTCTGTTGTTGACTATTCTCTTGTTGATTGTCAAAGACTTTGTATGCAGTCACAGAAGTCACTGCAATTGTACTTAGAGCAGCAATCGTAGATACTATGGTGCTGAACCTACTCATTTAATCACCTCCCAATGATCGTCACCATCTTCACTTAACCAAAAGAAGTAATGACCGCTTACTGATGCAAGAAATACTTTACCATCCTTACGTTGTTCTACTCTACAAGAATGAAGTCCTCGCATTTGATTTGCAAAACGATTCTTTGCCTTGGAAGACTTTGGTTTGACACAGATGAATTCAGTTTTCATAATAATAGAGCTCATAGGTTTTTCAACCGCAACAGGGTTATTCTAGCAGGATTTAAAGAGTTGTCAAGTACTCGTAATATTCGTCATAAAGAACTTCTTCCATTTCTTGTGCTTGTTGTTCCCATGGTTGATCTGAATAGTCCGTCTCCGTATGATCTATGCCCCTCCAAAGGCGTTTGCCACGACTATCCCTTAGAGAACCCATAACATGCTGATAAACGTGCCAGAGTTCGTGTAAGAGCACTCTGGTGTAATCTTCTACAGTGAGAAAATTATGCATTTCGATAGCAAATTCACGAGGTCGGTAATCACAATCAGTTACCCAAACCCATCCATGAACTCCTTCTCTATACAAGCCACGGTGATTGATACTAATATCAAGTTTGTGTCTTGGAAGATACTTTGAAATGAACCATTTGACTATACTTTCACAGCGTTTTTTGCTATAATTGTACCCAGTTGTTTCAATGAAAAGCATAAGTAAGTACTGATTGAGTAATACGAACGCCCCAGTTCATTAAAACCATGAAGGACGCAACGAAGATCAATCGGTCTAAATTGGAGAACCTCATCGGTGCCTTGCGTATGAATCCATTATAGGACACAACAAACCCTCAGGAGTAAACAGTGGACGGTTATCTAAGTGGCACACCCATTCAAGTCATTGACAATTTTATTTCAATTTATGACGTTAAAAATTGTTATAGAGATTTATCATTAACCGAATGGAGAGTTGTATACGACCATCAATGGAGCAAAGTAACTCGTCGTGCCTTTGGTCGTGGAATAGAACATGAAGCATTGGAAGTTGCTCTAAAAGAAAATGAAATGGTTCGTTACCTACACAAATTAGTTAAAAGTAGAAACTTTGAGGGTTGTGGAAAACTTCGACAGTTTTATTTGAATTGCATTAAACCTGGAGATTCTTTCGAGTATCATCAAGATGTGACTCCAGGAAAGGTTGAACTTGCTGGAAGTACAGTCTTAATTTACATGAATCCTGTTTGGAAATGGTGGTGGGGTTCTGGAACAGAATTTCTATTGGACAATAAAAAAACCCGCCTAGTTAGACCTAAACCAGGGCGAGCAATTATATTTCCAGCTGCTATGCAGCATAGAGCAGTGGCACCTAATATTTTATTGAATGACTTTGGTAGACTATCTATTGCTCTTCAGTTTCATAAGGACTCAGATTAAAGGATAGTGCTATTCTTCTTTTGTCCGATGTATTTGGTAGAGTGAAGTGATGTATCACCGAAGGGAAGAATAGAAGAGTTCCCTCCATAACACATGATGGAGAATATTTTATAGTATTTCCTTGCATAAAATCATTGAATGGTGCAATGAATTGTGTTGGGCGATGAACTTCTTGGTCGTACTCAACAAAACAAACAGCACTAAATCCCACAGGACCGTGATTGTGAATAACATGGTGCATATTTTTTGTTGATTCTTCAAACCAACAATTTGCAAACTTCAACTCCAATTCACAGTAGATTAAAAACTCTTTGATCTCATCTTTTAAAATATCATATACCTCATTTTTATAATTGTTACGACTATAATAATCTGTTATAACTGTATCATCATCTGATAATTTAAAGTAATCATTATTTCTATTAAATATTTTCATCAATTCTTCTTTCTTTTCATCCCATCCTTCCACTTTCATGTTGTAAATGGGAATGCTAAACATATAGTCTTTGTAACTTAACATTCCAAATCCTCCAATACATACCAACCAGTCAAAATATATTTGGTTTTTGTTTTACTTATAATACCTTTGTGAGTGTGAGTCCAATCAGCAGGCCAAATAAGTAATGAACCTGTCTCTGCCGATGCTTTAAATCTTTGATGTAAGAAGATTGTGCCTCCATCATCAACATCATTTAGATAAAACATCCATACAATTTTACGATCTGCATGATTTGTTCCTCCAGATTCTGAATGCCACTTTTTGAATCCTTCTCGCGGAAGATACCTTTGAATGTTAAATTCTTGTCCGATTCTAAATGGATCAATAAAACTCAATCCAATATATTTTTTGGAGTAGATTTTAATTGATTCTGTAAGAACTTTTAGAAATGGAGATAGAACTTCTTTCCATTCAGGATTTCTTGAATCTTCATGTACGATATAAATGTCTGTCGAATCTTTTACATTTGGTTTGTACTCATTCTTTCCAGACATTCCTTTTTCATGCCTTTCTGGTGTTTTTTCAAACTTTTCTATAAGATTCTTGCAGTATATTGGATCAATCGACTCTTTTATTTCACAAATGAAATCATTATAAGTTGGAATCATATTTTAACACTGGGTTCAAACTCCCACATTTTTTTGTGAATAATGCATAGTTCTTTTTCAAAATGAATTGAACGAATCCACCAGGATAATTCTGTAAGATAATTTGGCGTATCTTGACAATCAACTATACCATTCGATGTCAACATTAAGTTTGACATATAATTCTGCAAGTTGGAATTATTATACTCCCCACTACCAGTATAATACAAGTTTTCAATACTATAGTATCCATCTTCTCTCAGAATTGGAAATAGATTGCCAAATGCAGTTATAATATCATCTCCCTTATGTGATCCATCATCAATGATTAGATCAAACCCACCATACATCTTGATAATATTATATGTTTCCAATTTACTAAGGTCGCCCTCAATTAAACGGATCTTTTGATTTGGTTGAACTCTACATAATCCTAAATCAATATCTACACCTAAAATCAAAGATGCATTGGGGAAATATTGTTCCCACAACTGAAGGGATCCTCCACCATCAATACCAAGTTCAAGGATTTTTAAATCCTTTTTATCTTTAAGTTTGAAAAACTTTTCTTCGTAAGTCTCTATAAAGTTTTTTCTTTTATTAAATGGTTCTCGATTCCAACTATCACAAATATCAATCAAATTCATAAATTTAAAAAGAAGTAATATTGGGGCAAAGTGCAACTAAGTAACCGTTTGTGTTGTAACCTATATTTTCTCCCCACCACCAATCATTTGGAGCTCCAGAACTTCCATAGTTTGAGTTTACCGTTAGTGTAAAATATGATGGACTAACATAACTGGATCCACCTCCACCATAAGCAGCACCCCTACAGTCACCACCATCAGCACCGCCGCCCCCGCCGCCATACCATCCATCAAATCCAGGACCATATGAGTTTCCTGCCCCCTGGCCTCCAGCAAATCCGTTTCCTGGTTGTGGATCTGTTCCTGATCTGTGTGGACCGCCACCACCGCCGCCAGCACCGTTCTGAGACCCTCCACCGCCTCCTGAGGCGTTTCTACATCCAGCACCATATGATTCTCCTGTTCCTCCAGTAGGACCACCAGCATTTGATCCACCACCATTTCCAGATCCAGCTAAAAGAATAACTCTATTTCTAGTTGGAGTGTCATTCAACATGGTAGTTGGTGAGTTGCCAGTAAGTAACGAACAAACACCACCATTAAAGAATGTTACTTGTGAAAAGAAAGTATAATTTGCATCACTTGGATTGAGAGTTCCCTTAACATATCCTGGACTTGGACCATGCCCATTCATTGCCATTATCCAGTTATGTCCGGATTTTGTCGTGAGTGGAATTCCAGTGTTTGTTGAAGTTGCAAGTTTATCAATTTTATATGAAACAAAATTTGAAACATATGGAGCAACTAGACCAGGACTTGTTCCGCCATTATATCTACTAACAATTGTTCCAACATCTGCTGGAGAACAATAACGAATCATTAAAACTGCTTTGAAATCTGAGTATATGAATTGTATTCCATATACTGCACTTGCATCTGCTGCAGAAGTTGAATCTACACTTGAAGATATTGAATTTGAAAAAGTGATTGGAAAAGTAAATTCTCTACCCCCTCTTCTCTTTTTACCAATACTACCGATTGAAGATGCTATAGAATTAAGAAACGGCATATCAATAATAACCTCCGACAATAGTTCCAAATACTTCGTAGTTAGCAGTTGTTGATGCTGAACCTACTGTGTTAATACCTGTAAAGTTATATATTGCATATCCATTGCTTGTTGTAACTCCAATAATAGCATTTGCAAGAGATCCTCCAGTCCATTTAATGGTTTTTGATACACCATTAAGTGTGACTGCAGTACAAGTTCTTGCGGTCCCTGTTGAATTTACAACTACAGACATTGTAATTGCATGACTATTAAAGTCTGTGCTTGTTGGAATGCCACTGAGATTTACTGCAATATTTGCTGATGGATTTGTGCAAATTGCAATATTTCCGTTTGAACTGTTATAAACAAGATTGACAGTATTTCCATTAACTATCAGAGACTTCTCTGCACCTGTTATAATTCTAAGTTCATTTGTTGCAATTGGAATATTTGCTTCAAATGCCTTCTTAGTGTTATTGTAAGTGAATGTCTTACTTGTCGTCCCGTAGATTTCAATTCCAGCCCCATCTGCAGTTACATCTGTTGCTGCTGAAGTGGACGCAATACCTACTGTCTTGTCTGCAACATCAAGAACGGTGGTATTGACAATGGTTTGAGTTCCATTTACTCTCAGATCACCATTGACTGTTAAGTTTCCAGAAAGAGTAAGTGCAGAACCTACAATGTTATTAACAGTGAGATCTGTAGCAGATAGTGTTGGAAAGAAACCTGTTCTACCAAAGAAAGAAGTTGCACTAACAATTCCACTGTTTCCATATACAGTTACACCAGAACCAACTTGTAAGGTTGCTTGTGGATTAGTGGTTCCAATACCAACACGTTGATTTGCAGTATCAACCTGAATTGTTGCACCTTGAGTTCCTATTCCAGATGCAAAATCAGATAATCTAGATGCGTTTGTAGGCATTATATTTCTACGATTTTTTACTTATTTATTAGATACGATCAAGCAGTTCTCATAATAAATGCAAGAGCATAATATGGTGGACGGTTTTCGTGATAAAGATTTCCGCCAGTTGAACCAGATGTACTTGCTACGTTGGAATAGATAGTTCCGCTCCCACCACCACGAAGTCCTGATCCAGTTTCTTGGAATCTTTCCGTTGAATGAGTGTGTGCTGGCATCTCTCCAATAGTTAATTGGTGTGCTACTTCTCCACCAGAATTTCCAGGAGCATAGTTTCCAGTTGATATTCCAGTAGTTCCACTATAAGAATAATTACCAGATCCATCTACGCCAGCACCAGCAACAAATCTATTTCTAAGATCTGGAGTTCCACTAGAACCATCACAAAGAGCCCATCCAGTTGGAATTGCTGCAATCAATCCAGACCACATAATAATGCCACCAACTGGAATCGTTCCATTTCCAACAAATGATGATGCGGTAGCAACTCCTGCTACTCTTAATCCACTTGAATCAACACTTATATTATATGCATCTATTCCAGTTGTTCTGAGAGTAACAGCAGCACCAACTTGAATTGTGCTAAAGGTACTGACTCCAGTAGCGATAAGATTTGGGGTATTTAAATTTGAAATTGTGGTGATGCCAGTAATATTAACTGAACCTTGAACTGTTAATTTTGATGTTGGATTTGTGGTGCCTACACCAACATTTCCCAAAGTTGATATTCCTGCTGAAGTCTGAGGCCAATAGTTAACCGAACTGTCTGCAATAGCTCTTACAGTGCAAATACCAGCAGAAATCTGACTTACTGTGATATTATCCGCAAAATTAATAGTGGATGCAGTTCCTACTGTTATTCCACCAGATTTTACAACAATACCAGAAGATCCTGAACCAACTACATTAGTCAGTCCAGAACCATCTCCTATAAAAACACTTCCAATAACAACACCAGTATTTGCTGCAATAGATGCGTTTGTCCCAAATCTTGCAATATTATCAGAAGATCTAATAGTAATTGCAGAACCTACATTAATTTGATTTGAGGTTACATTCCCAGTCAGTGGTCCAACAAAAGAACCTGCTTCAATAGTACCATCCTGAACGTCCAACTTAACGTCTGGAGTGGTGCTTCCAACTCCGACGTTATTATTTGGTCCAACTGTGAATACGCCACTATTGGATAATCTTGAAGCGTCTCTTGCTCTTGACATATTATTTTCTGGTTATATATTAGTATTTAATACAAGGAAGAAGTGCTAAGTTGCGTGGACGGGTTTCAGTTGCAGTAGAAACGATTGAAAGTGAAGTTGCACCAGTGGTTCTTGAGTAATTATTTGTTCCAGTCCATGCACCACCGCCACCAGCACCACCGCCAGTATTGGAGTTACTTTCATCAGTATAACTATGACTGTGACTTGATGGTGAAACACTCAAGTCATTTGCTGATGTTGCAAAATTCTGAGAAGAACCAAAGGATCTTCCACTATCAACACCAACTCTGTCATTAGACCAACCACGAATAAACTCACCTCTTAAATCTGGAAGTTTTCCTGCAGGACCATAGCTACTTCCAATAATTAAGTAAAGAGCAGAGAAGTCAGCAGTAATTCCCTGAACCGTTCCAACTCCAAACGGAACAGTATCGCCATTACAAACCAAATATCCTGATGGTGCAAATTGTGATGCAAAGTGAAAAACAGCACCAGTAGGAACAACTCCAACTCCATTAAATGATGTTGCTGTTACAACTCCACTTACACTCATTCCGCTTGAGTTTACAGTAGTGTTGAAAACATTAATGCCGCTGGTTGTAATCGTGACACCAGAACCTATGTTAATTCTATTGGTAGAACTGTTGATATTGATACTTCCAAATGTACCAACTCCAGTAACAACAATATTTGAAGAATTTAAATTAGAAACTGTCGCAACACCTGTGATGATTGTAGAACCAGAAACATCAACAGAACCTCTAACAGTCAATGTTGATGTTGGATTTGTGGTACCAACTCCAACATTACCTAAAGTATGAATACCCGCTGAAGTCTTAGGCCAATAGTTAATTGAGTTATCTGATATTGCACTAACAGTACAGATTCCAGCAGAAATTGGGGATACGTTAATATTTTCTGTAAAATTAATTGTTGATGCAGTTCCTACAGTAACACCAGCATATTTGATAACAATACCAGAAGATCCTGAACCAACTACATTAGTCAGTCCAGAACCATCTCCAATAAAAATATTTGCTCTAACAACACCCGTATTTCCATCAGCAGAAATATTGGAACCAAAATTTGCAGTATTGGTTAACGATCTGATAGTAATTCCAGACCCAACATTAATTTGATTGGATGTTACATTACCTGTCAAAGGTCCAAGAAAAGTACCTGCTTCAATAGTACCTCCTTGAACGTCCAATTTTACATCTGGCGTAGTACTACCTACTCCTACATTATTATTTTCACTAACTGTAAATATATTACTATTAGATAATCTTGAAGAATCTCTTGCTCTTGACATATCACACGACCTTTTAGTTATTTATCTTATCTAGCAGCATCAAAAGAACAATGAACTCTTTCACCATCAGACAGGACATAATGAAAAAAGATTTGATGATAATAATCTTCATTTTTGTTCCACCAAGTCTTCTTCTTACCTGGCATTGGTTCTCTCCAATGAGGACGTTCGCATCCTTTATAAATCACACCATCTCCAGGTTGTAAGTTTAAAGAAACATTTCTTCCATCTGGAGTTTCAATGCAAATAGGCCATGTTTTTTTGATGGATGTGCTTATATGTACTGACACTGAGATTTCACATGCATCTCTATCAACATGTTTAGTTAATTCCTGCCCTGGAAAATAAAACCGATCATAATAATAAGTATTATTCAATTTTCTCCCAAGAATACTCTCTAGTTTTATTCTTATTTGTGAGTGTACTTCTTTATATTGTGGGTGAGAATACCTTGCAAGAGAACCATTGACCTGAGATTCTTCTCCAATGTGCTGAAATTTATCTACAGATCCATAGAAATTAATTTGCCCCCTTTCTTCTGGAACTGAATGATACAATTTTTGTGGATCATACAATCCTTTTACTAAAAAATATCCATTTTCATCAAAATATTCATTGTGAGTCCAAGATGTTGTATTTTTCATATTACTTCCAGCGAGGACCAACAACCCAACCCACAATGCTCTTACGAACACCTTTGGTTACTTTCAAAACTCTATGTTGTGCTCTAGAATCAAAAAGGATAATTGAACCACGCTTTCTTGGAGCAAAATATGATTTTCCACTATCATCAATAAACTGCACGTTTCCACCTTCATAATCATCTGGGTCGGAAAGTTGTAAACTGAATGACAGTTTTCTTATCAGTTCAATATTCTCATTCACAAAATCATTTGCAAGACCTTCTGCACGGTTACCAACTGATTGTGGTTTGTAATGAGTTGAAAGACCGGAATCATTATGCCAACTATAGAACTGCCCTTCACCATAACGGGTATATTGAAGACTTTCCCCATCAATATTCCTCAAATCATACAAAAAGTTCTCACGATTTGCACGTTGAACGTAATGCCATAGGAAACCAGCAACCCAATGATGAGTTGGAATCCATGCATTTTGCGAGTTACGTTTTTCTTTATTCAGGGCATCTCCATGTAATTTAGAGTCTCCCATTGATAAGTCAAACTTTTCTGTCAGATCTTTTTCAATGATATCTACAATATCTTTTGGAATATCTGTAAAATACCAAATGGACTGATATGCCATATCAAATTTATTTTATTATGCAGTAATTATAAAATGTTTAATTTATATTGTCAAGTTTACCATAAAATAGATCCTGGACTATCAAAAATGTAGATATTATATCCACCATATGAAACAAGTTCTGTGACTGAAGTTCCTGTATAACTAAAAGCTTTTGAATATGAATCTGGATATCTAAGTACTACTCTCCCTCTACCACCACTACCACCACCAGCATTTGTACCTCCTCCACCACCAGATCCACTTCCATCTACAGCAGGAGATCCACTACCATAATGCCCGCCATTTCCAGCAGTTGGTCCACCTCCACCACCAGCTCCATATGAATCAGAACCTCCACCACCTCCTGCTGCATAATGAAAGTTTGTTCCGCTTATAGAATTATAAATTCCCGATCCTCCACCACCACCATAAGCAATACCATACTGGGCGCTTCCAAAGGGAACTGATCCACCTGCGCCATTAGCACCTCCTCCTCCACCACCAGCTCCTTGATATGGATTGTAGTGTCCGTGATTACCAGATCCTCCAGGATATCCTTGTCCTCCAGTTCCAACTCCACCTTTAAAGTAGTCATCATTTGGACTATCTCCTTGACTCCCACCACCCGATCCACCAGGATTACCTGGAACACTGTTTCCAGTACCTCCCCCATAAGAAATTATTGTTCCTGATGGGGACGTTAAAGTTGATGGTGACCCATTACTATTACCACCACCACCAGCACCAACAGTAATTGAGTATGGAGAATCGGAAGGAATAGAACCTACCAAATAACCACCAGCACCACCACCTCCACCACCTCTTTCAGCACCTCCACCACCTCCACCACCACCGACTACAAGATACTCAACTGTAGGTGGGGGTGATGAAGATCTCCCTCTTTTCTTTTTGGAAATCCCTACTGTTCTAGAAAATCCACTGACTAATGGTGCCATATTAGGGTGTGTATACTGTTAATACTACTCTTGAATTTTGACCAGAACTACCAGCACTTCCGCGATTTGGATCAGATTCATTTGTAAATGAAGAAGTTGTTCCACTGACTATATATCCACCATTAACATATCCAGATCCGCCCCCGCCACCTGATGCATTTCTAGTGCCACTTCCAAAGTCATTACCACCACCACCACCATAACCACCATAATAACCTCCTCCTCCACCACCACCACCGCCAGCATTATCAGCTCCACTTGTTTGACCCGATCCCCCTGTTCCACCTTGCAGATATCCAGCACCACTACCTTGAGATCCTCCCCCACCCCCTTGAGATCCGATTTGAGAATCTGAAGAAGTTGTGCCTGGTGATCCTGAAGACCCACCACCTCCACCACCTGGAGAATATCCATGCCCTCTACCTCCTCCACCACCACCGCCTGCAATCAATAGTGGAGTTCCACCAATAAAAACGCCAGCATATCCACCACCAGGCTCACCATTTCCAACCCAACCATATCCAGTACCACCAGATCCTCTACCAGCATTGAGTTGAATTGTGTAAGTTGTTGATGAATCTGCATATAAAGCACCAGTGGAATATCCACCAGTACATCCACCACCACCTTGTCCCCACATTTTGATGGTTACAAGTTTACTTGTTGTGGGTATTATTGTGTAGGTTGTTGAATTGGCAGCATCTAGAATGAGGGGTCCATCATCTTCCAAATTCCAAACAGATTTTCCAGAAATTGGTGGAGTAATTGAAAATTGTGTGGCACCTACTCTCTTCTTTTTAGATGAAGATCTTACTATTGCTTTTGAAAATCCAGATGATAGTGGCATCTTAATATTCTTCCAGGTAAGTAACCTTTACTACGATCAATCCACCAGATCCTCCCCCACCACCAGCACCACTTGAAGTATTTCCATCATATTCAGCACCACCTCCTCCACCTCCACCGCCTGCTCCATATCCACTCCCACCAGCGCCGCCTGTTCCGCCATAGCGATATGCATTTCCACCAGCACTTGTTACTGTAGATCCAGTTCCACCGGGAGATCCAGAATTACCTGGAACAGAAGGAAGATTTGCTGCTGGCAAAGTTCCATTTGGAGAAAAATAAACTCCACCAGCTCCACCAAAACCGCCGTCTCCAGCAAAACCATCTCCACCTGGAGTTCCACTAGAACCTTGTGAATATGTTGTAATAGTGTAATCACTAAAAACATCTCTAACTGCTTGGGGAATTGTTAAATTTGTTCCACTTGGTCCAGAAACTGGTGTTGGATAATTTGTTCCAATTGATATTGGTGCTGGACCTCCGCCTGGTTGATTTAATGAGACACTTACATATCCACTTGGTCCACCATTTCCACCAGTTCCACCATTATCTGACAGTGGAATTCCAGGAGCTCCTGAACCTCCGCCATTACCGGATGTAATGCTAAAATAATCAACTTGTTGGATTTGTGGAATGGGATTTAAATCAAGAGTTCCTGAAGAAATAAATTGGAAGTATTTTTTAACTAGTCGCAGTCGTATATTTCTTTTTTTGCCAAATCCACCACCTCCAACACCTCTTGTAAACCCACTAAAAAATGGTGCCATAATTAGAAACCTACTGAACCGTATCTAAATCCTGTATTGTTTGTTGCATAAACCTTATAGTTTGAGACTGTACCAGTTCCAGAACCATTATAATGAACCATAAAACTTACAATATCTACATCAAGTGCTGTTGTTGAAAGTGTAATTGTGGATGCTGTTGCAACTCTGGAAGTCGTTGTAAATCCACTTACACCATAAGGAGTTAATCTTACATTAGTTCCAATACCAGTTAATGCAGTTGTATTTGCAGTTCCTGTTGCATTTTGTGTAAACAGAATTGTAAAAGTTGTTGCAGAATTCTTCGTGGCTGGGAAGTTTTTGAGTGATGTAATTCCAACAATCCCATTTGCTAAGTCGTGCGTAAAGACAGTACCGTTTCGGGCATCACATTCTAATATAACTTTACCACCACCCAAGTTATAAGTAGAACCAACACTGACTGTTTCTACTGCACCTTTGATATCAATACCATTACTGAATGCAAAATCGTCGGAATTGTTATTCCAAGTAATAGTTTTATTGGTCGTTCCATAAATCGTGATACCTGCACCATCAGCAGTTATATCGGATGGAGTACTTGTAGAACCAATACCAATATTCTTATCTGCTACTTCTAAACTTGTAGTATTTACAATTGTTTGAGTACCATTAACAGTCAGATTTCCCGAAAGTGTAAGTGCAGTGCCTACAATATTTCCAACAGTAATATTAGGACTTCCCGTTAATCCATATGCAGTTGCTGCTGCTGTTGCGGTGGATGCAGTGCCAGAAAGATTGAATGCAGTTGTCGCAAAAGCAACTGAAGTTGCAGCACCCGCGATTGTGGTGACACCGATAACATTTAAGTTACCTTGAATATTAACTGTTCCCCCAAAGTTTACATTATCATCATTAGCATTGACTGCATCAGCAACTCTAAAAGTATCAAATACTTCAAATTCTAAAATATCTCCTATAGTTGCAGGAGATTGAAGAGTTACACTTGCACCATCTCTTGCAGTAAAATCAATTGCTTCAACTAATTTTGTACCATTTCTAAAGACCGCAATCTGGTTTAATCTATATCCACCAGTTACAGTGAATAAAGTTTGTGCGGCAGTAGAAACTACACTGATCGTTTTACTTGCAACATTTGATGTAAGTGTTATTGGATTTCCAATTGCCATTTTATACTTACCTTTTTAAATATTTAGATTAAACCACGGAAATCCGTGACTGCAAAACCAACAACAGTAAAACTGGTATTGGCAATGCTTGGGTTTCCATCATAAGAAACGATAAATGTTAAAATATCAAGAGCATTTGCCGAATTTGTAAGCACAATTGTCGAACCAGTTCCAACTTTAATATGAGTACTATACCCAACACCACCTTGAGTGACGACAGTTGCCATCTGCATACCAATACCAGTACCTCCTGTAACATTATATGGAGTGCCACCTTGCTTCATTAGAACTGTAAAAGTTGTAGCTCCAGGTCTGTCTGTAGAAATGCCAGTGAATGAAACTATACCAATATTATTAGACGTGGTATGAGTGAATACTGTTCCCTCACCAGCATTCAAAGATAAAACACTACCCGATCCAAGTGGTGTTGAAACTTGAGTTTCTACAAATCCTTTAATTTGTAGAGTTCCGCCAATACTTACAGTTTGTTTTACAATGTCAGTTCCAAGGCCAACTTTTTGGTTAAATACCCAGGCATTATCATTGTCATGCCAAATAAGTGTTTTTGCAGTAGTTGATGGACCAACAATTGAAGTATCAGATCCACCATAAACACTGATTCCTGACCGATCTGCAAACGCATCGGTGGTTGCTGATCTTGCAATACCAATAATTTTATCTTCTACATCCAATACTGAAGTATTCAGAATCGTAGAATCGCCTTGAATTGTAAGATTACCACCAACGACAAGATTTCCATAAACATCAACATTTTGCATAGCAGTGAGACCGCCACCAACAGCAACGTCTGTTACTGAGATATTTGGGGATCCAAAAAGACCAGTCGCAAAAGTAGAAATACCTGCAGTTGATGCATATCCAGCCGTGGTTGCTGTTTGTGCTGTTTGTGCTGTTCCTGTAAGATTACCTACAATATTTGTAAAGTATGCGGTGTTTGCACTTAGAGATCCAGAAACTGATAGGTTACCAACAGTATTTGGATATGCAACACTATATGCTTTGTATGCAACTAACTCAAGGATATCACCAAATGCAGCAGGACTAGTTAAACTTATATTTTGCCCGTTAGATGCAAGATAATCATAACCTTCAACAAGTTTAGAACCGTTTAAATATGCATCAATATAACCAATTTGATAACCGGCAGCAAATGTGAAAGTAGTTTGAACTCCAACAGGTTCAAATAATTGTTTAGCAACAACTATAGGACTATTTGCGGGATTATTACCAACGTAACCATATCTTTCTGACATCAGCTAACCCCCGTCAAAATGCTTAATGATACATCAAGTGCATTTTGTGCATCACAACCAACACGAACTTCATCGCCAGAATTTAGAACAATTTTGCCAGCATCACTAATAATCAAAGAACTTCCTGCAGGAACAGGAACTTTATAGAGGAAATTGTAACTTGTTGATGCAGTTGCAACTTGAACCGTTGCTGCAACTTGATTGTTTGTATTATTTGAAATAGTACCACCAACTAAAATACTCTTAACACCCGTTGATGTGTATGCTGTTGTGAGACCAATAAATCTTATAGTCTGTGCGTTTGAGGTGATGCTATTTGTTGAAGATCTATCAACTGCAATTTGACCTACTCCAACCGCAGTAATCTTTGTACCACCAATATGATTTGGTGTATCGACTAGTTGACCTATAGCAAGATTAACTGTAGAAATTCCAGAAATAACGGATGAATTTGCGCCAATATCTGCAGTGTATGAGGTTACAAAACCTGCCGCTCTTACTAATGCATTTGTAAATGACTCTGCCATTGTTCTTTATGTGATGTGTATATTTATTAACCGCCTAAAGCGATTGCAAGACCAAGCGATACTCCAGGAGTAATTGTAACCGTAGTGATTCCAGTTGTTGAATTAGAATCTACTCTTAAATTTTGTCCTGTTGTTGTTTTAAAATCAAGAAGTGAAGTTCCTGTTGTTCCACTAGTGCTAACTTGAGTTCCCTCAGAACCAATACCAATTCTAGTTCCTGTTAACTTTCCACCATCACCATAATAAGTAACAATCCCAGTTACTGCCGTAACAATACCAGAAGAAATTTTTACTGAACTTAAAGTGGAAATTCCTGTTACATTTAAGTTAGCAAATGACTGCACTGATGCCGTACCAATTCCAGCTTGAATTGCTGCAATTGTTGCATAATCTATTGAACTGATATTTTGCAGTTGTCTATCACTACTAATAACTTGTGTCGATCCAATACTTAAGTTTTGAGTATTGAGATTTGCAAAAGTACCAATTCCACTATAATAAAGGTTATATCCACTCAGAGTTGTGATTATACCAGTTGCAATAGTTCCTGTATTGAATACATACAGATTTGCTGTAGTTACAATTCCACTAACACGAATATATTCGGTTTCGTCAAAGAAAATATCATTAACTCTAACATCACCGGTAAAAACTGCATCACCTTTTACATACAATACAGTTTGACCTGTACTTACTGGACCTCTTACGTCCAACAAATATCCTGGATTGGTCGTTCCAATACCAACCCCAGATTTGATAGGAGTTGAAACTACACTTAATACTGTTCCAGCTGCTCCAACTCTAAGTTCACTTCTAATTGTCGTGATACCCGTAGAGTAGATATCAGTAACACCAATTCCACCCTGAACCTCGAACAAATATGCAGGTCTTGTGGTGCCAATACCGACCCTGCCAGTTTCGGCGTTAGCAAGTAAAAGATCGGTACTAACTTCTAAACCATTTTTGACAACAAAATTCTTGTTGATTGCCATTAGGGTTCACTCTCCCCCGTGCTTATTTTATCTATTTATCTTATTATGCACTTCGGATAATAACTCTGGCAGTACCGGGGTTTCCTCCTTGCTGCGTGGAGAGAACTTGCACTGAACCATCATAATATCCACTACCTCCTCCTCCGCCCCCGCCGCCGTTACCACCATTGCCTCCAGTTGCTCCAGCACCGCCATTGCCGCCACCACTAAGTCCACCACCAGCTGTATTACGAATACCGTATCCAGATTTAAATCCTCTATCAATATAAGCACTATTGGTAACTAAATTGCCATTTGCTCTCCAAAGTTGCTGCACTCCAACATCTTGACAAGGGCTATATCCCCTTCCATACCAATATCCTTTAGGGCAAGGAATAACTCTTCCGCCCAATGGATATGGTGCTGTACTGTCACCAGGATATAATCCTGTTAATCCAGTAGCAAGAGATCCAAATACTCCATCTGATGGCAATGAACCTGGGGAGAATACACTTCCACCATTACCTGCTCCTCTACCAGATCCACTTGCTCCAGAAACATTGACACCGCCACCATTTCCACCATTACCACCATTTCCTGCAGAACCTCCACCACCAACACATATAATCAATCTACTTTTTCTGTATATGAAGACGCCACCTGTTCCAGTACTCTGTGGCAAAGATGTGATTATATATTCCTCATTTCTTCTTAATGTAGTTCTAATGACAGATACTCCACCTTCTCCACCTCTGTATCCAGAACCATCTACACCTTTTTGTCCGTAAATTTCCATGATAACATCAATATCTTTTTCTGCTGCATAGAAACAAGTTAATCGTGCAGGATAGTCTCCTGCAGCAAGTGTATAATTATTATCAAAAAGGTTGACTGTTGCAAATGCATCTGCTCCTCCAGACCCACCTTCATTTGCATACTCAACATTAATTATTTTTCTTGCCGAAACAATATTATAATCTACAGGGTTGCTATAAATTGGAGAATTATTTGCTGCTGGATGAGAAACTTTTGCTTGAATTTTATTCGCACTAAGTAGAGAAAATTTAAAATCTCTGACATGAGTATCAATCGTCGAAACTGCCCCAGCATAAGTCCTATTAGTACCACTCCAAGATGCACTAGAACTATCAACATTTATTCCGGTTGTCATCTGGTTGTCAGGGAACCTTGCATCGATGACTAAAGTAAGAGGTTCTAATGTAGAAAGTGGACCAAAATTTAAGTCCATATCATAACGAGCACCAGATCCAGTTGCTGTAGAATTACTTGTTGCAACGGTTGTTCCGTTTGGAAGAACTGCTCTAATTCTAAAATCAACTGTTTTGTTTGGACTATACTCTCTCATCCTCCCAGTAATACTAAATGTTCCTGAATAGTTTATTCCAGTTGCAATTGCCTTTTGCTGAACCCAAGTTGAAGGTGATGACGTATTAATACTCAATCCACCAAATAGATTGCTTTGGGATCCTGATGATGAAGTGTCAGTTGGAGATCCTGAACTTGGTGGCCAAACATAAAGTAAACATTCTCCGGGTGTACTGCATACAAATTCACCAGAACGATAGAACCAAATCTTAAATCCATTACTTCTTTTTGAAATTGCACCAACACCAATTCCAGTATCATAAGTTCCTGCAGCAGTATATGCACTTATATTAGTGACTTCTACATCATAATTAGTAGTTCCAATATCCGATTGGAACGTTATATCATAATGCCTTCTATTATCATTATTCAGTGTTGTTCCTGGATCAAGTCCATTGGCAGTAGCGCCACCTGGGTTTCTTGCAGATCCACTTGCTGCATAATCTCCAGTATTTGTAATAGTAAATGCAGTTGTCGTATTGGATGAAATTTCGTGATGAACTGATGCATCATATCTTGCAGGAAGAGAAATTGTAAGTTGATTTGTATTGGAATTTAAAACATTCGCAGAATTTGTTAATATGCCTCCATTCAACAACCAATTATATGACAAAGAACTATCAGATGAGTCTGATGTTGTTGCAGTTACGTTAAAAGTTGCTGACCTAGTTCCAGAAACTGTTTGTGGAAGTGGTTGACTTGATATTGCAAGAGTTGGATATATTGCTAATGTAACAATATCAGAATCTAACGTATCATTAACTGCATTTCCTGTAGATCTTGCGGTGCCAACTGTAATGGGATTTTGTCCGTATGCAGACGCTACATAATCAGCTCTCAGAAAGAACTGGCGACCATTATCATTTGGACTTCTTAATCCACTTATAGTTAGAGTTGTACTTGTGGCACCAGAAATTGTTGAACTATTTGATAATGCACCTACTCCAACTTCATGCCATTGATATGAGATGTAACCAGTATTTGATGCGGGATTTGCTGGTGTTTGTGTTGGAAATGTCGCGGTTGCAACTCCAGTAAACCTTGCATTATCATTAGTGCTCGTTAATATGCCAACAGGTTGAGTTGTAAATGATAAAATCGGACCATTTAAATCTAAAGTAGTTTGTTTGCTTAACATTTTAGACTCCTTTAGTTAAAGTTTTGTCCGATAACTACGCCATACCAACTCAAACCACCATCAAATGTCTTGAAGGAATAGATATCTGATCTATTTGCAGTTGTCGTTACGATTGGTAAGACACCTCCACCAGGCCAGTATACAGGAATGGAAGTTCCAGCAGATCTTCTAAAGTCGTCAATATCTACTGCATATCCACCACTCGCATTTTGAGTGATCTTAATGGTGAATGAACTTGAATCGGATGGTGGATTGATAATTGTAAATTGATTGACTGCTTCCGTCAAAGTTAAATTAAATGTCTGTGCCCTCGATAGATCTATTGTAACAATATTGGAAGTACTTGAAAGTGCTTCTACATTTTCAGCGTAAGTCTTAAATCTTGTATGTCCCTCAATGTCAAGTTTTGCCCTTGGAGAAAGTGTACCAATACCGACTGATGGACCACTGGTTGTAATAGTAGTTCCGCCACTACCAACTGATAAAGTAATCGCAGTAACAATACCTGCAGTGATTTTGCCTGATGTTGCCTGCAAATCGAATGCAGTTGCAGTCAGCATTCCGCTTACAAATGCATTATTCGCAATGAGGATATTGGCAAATCTTGCTTCGCCATTCACATAAAGACTTGTTGAAGAAGAACCAACAGCACCAACTTCAAGGTTAAATCTTGGAACTGATGTACCAATACCAACACGATTCAATGAAGTATTATAGATGCCACCCGAAATATTCGTCCAACCAGTTGAACTAGCATTCAGATTTGTTAGATAGCTACCGTCTCCATAGAAATATGTGGCAGTAAGCGCACCAGAAACATTAGTATTTCCATTAACAAACAGTCTATATCCCTGAGTGTTTGCTGTTGAGATTCCAATGCTGCTACTATTTACATCAAAAATGTTATTAATCTTTAGTAGACTGTTTCCAGGTGTTGTTGTGCCAATACCAATATTATCAAATGTATTAATGTTTGCAGTTGCTGCTAAACCTACATTTCCAAAACGATACCAACCATTATCAGTTGTATAAACCCATCCAAGATAATTGCCTTTGGTGGGGTTATCATAATAGACTACATCTCCTGGGTTTCCTGCAATAACTGGAGTTGAAATACCTACAGTATATCTTCTAGAAACAACTGTATCACCTTGCAAGAAGAGTGAGCTTGCTTCAATACCCTTAGATGATGTCGATGTCAACTTATTATTAACAATAATAGGTCCATTGAATTCTGAAATTGATTTATTTCCTGGACCACCATTTACTTTAATTGATCTTTCAAATATACCTTCAGTTGAAGAATTAACATTAATTGCAGATGAATTACCAATATCATCTCCTGTTATAGTTTGTACGGGGGTATCATATATTTCTTCTTGACCGGTAACACTGCTTATTTTTTTATTACCAGAGAAAGATGCTCCCCTATCATTCATACCAGTATAGAAGTTAATTCCACCATTTCTTCTTGTTGATTGCGAAAGCAACTCTTCTATTGGGGAAATCTGACGATCCTGTTTATCTGGGAATGCAGTTGAATAATTGCCAGGACCAAAACCAAGATATTCAAATGTGTGTCCTGATGCACGAATGATAGAATGTCTTCTAAGTTCTACTGGTTTTACATCAATTTTTCTTACAGTTGAGTTGATGTCATGGAAAGATGCTTTTGTTCCACCAACTCCACGGAAAACATAAATTGGATTTGATGGGGTAGATGCAATTGTAGTTTTAATTCTTACAATTTCATCATCAATTTGCAAGTAATCGCCAATACTTAAGTCTAGATTTTGAATATTTAAAATATTAACTTCATCTGTTGTTGGGTTTGAAATAATTGCAGAAAGAGTGGTTGTAATTCCAGCATAAGTTGGAACCATTCTTCCAGCAATATTTTCAGTTTCAACTGTAATTGGATTCAAATTACCTGCATTGGATGCAATACCTTCACGATATGCATATAAAATTCCAGTTGCTGCTGGTGAGATTGACCCTATTCCAATATTAAGAGTAAATGTAGTAGCATTGCGATCTTCTACTACTACAAAACTTCCGTTATAAAGACTTTCATTTGCACCAACAATACGAATCTTATTATAAGGTCTTAAACCATGACTTCCTGATGTTGTAACATCTGCAATACCAGTTACATTATTGTAACTTAAGGTATTGATCTTAATCTCTTTACCTGTCAGATAAGCAAATGAATTTAAAGTTGATGTATATCCAATACCTGTTGCTTGACCTTGAGTAATTGGAGAAACTGATGAAACTGCAAAACTATTAGCGGCGCCCACTTTAACATCATCGATTCTATAGAGATCATTAAATCCCTTAAGTGATTCTGAATTAATTCCAGAAACTCTGAGAGTATCGCCAACGTTGGAGTAAATTTGATTTACGGTTACAACTGCTTGGGAGAATCCTGTAGTTACTGCAACGCCTACGACAGCTAAAGTATTGCCAATTCCATAGGCACTACCACCATCCATAATCTTAACACTGGTGATATTTCCCAATGCATTTACAGTTAGTTTTGCGGTTGCATGTTTGCCGGTAACTGAAGTGCCGATGCCAACCAAACGAGCGTTGAAGAGTTCTCCGCCAGCACCAGAACCATAACCAGCACCACTATTAGCAATACTTACATTAACAATTCTATTCAGTCCATGATCTATAGATGAGTAAATTGTATGTGAGGTTGAACTATTAGAATAGATGTTAGTTAATGCAAATCCAACATCAGAATCTCTCATTACCTTAGAAATAGTTTCTTTTGTGATGCTCCTACGGACATCATCAATAACTACCTCACCGATTGTCGATGATGATGCAAATGAGAATGCTTCTTCTGGATCTGCATTTGGATTGTCTTTATCTGTTTGTGGGTAAAGTTCTTTAACAGGTTGAGAATATTTTTCGTTAGTAAATGGAGCAACTGATGGACTATTTGATGCATTGAGAACTGTTAGATAGTAAATACCATCTTGCTGTCCTCCAACATATGTTTGTATCTCTTCATTTTTTAAGATGTAATAAGTATTATTAAATCTTTTTCTGCTGAAGTGTGGAAGAGAAATAGTTCTTGATGAGGTATCATTAGTAAATGAACCTGGATCAGTTGAGATTCCAACTGTAAATCTCTTGGCGCTGCTGATACCTACAACACTGTATATTCCATTATAACCAGAATTTTCTGCACCAGAGGTATTATTAGAACTCTTAACATTCTTTAATTCTACTTCACAACCAACAGATAGGTTATGAGGAAGTTCTGTAGAAATATTTGCAAGATTCCCAGACCAATCTGCCCCTGCAATAAATCTAAAGTTTCTTTGTTGATTTACATTGCCGATTGAACCTGTTCCAAAATAAGTTTGGATTTCGGCATTGGTTTCACCAGTCGAATTATTAGATTCTTGAATAATAAATCCATCACTAGGAGGTCTTGCATATGCTCCACCTGTAGACGATGGGATTACATATCTTAAACGATAAATTCTATCAGTTGACTTTCTATCATCTTGTTTACGAGTAATAAAAGTTCTTGGTGTTGCAGATCCCAGAACAGAAGTTCCAAGTGAAGTTATAGTGGAGTAAATTGAATTCTCTGATGATGCAGAAGAAACTTTGACATACCATTGAGAATTGAATGCATCGTATTGAATGGGATGGCCTATATCCCCAGAATTTTTATCTGATACTCTACTTACAACTTTTAAAGACCCACCTTTACTGTTAATTGTTAACTCAGATCCATAATTGGCATCATTTTGAGTTTTTGCAAGTTTAATATCACTAGTAGTTGTAAGACCACTATTGCCATTTGCATTTGTGATTGCATAGTATACTGTATTTGGCAATAATCCATCAGGAAGTTGTCCCGAATCACTGACGACTCTTACTGTTTCTCCGTTATAGAAAGTGTGTGACTGGTTTAATGTAATGATATTGCTAGTAATGCTATTGATGCCTGCGCTTCTTCCAACAGAAAATGATTTCTGAGAACTAGACTGAGAACCTGGCATTACAACTCTTGAACTATATTGAGAAACTGTTCCCCCTATAGAAATAAGAACATTGAGTTGCTCGTTATTTTTTGCACCAAGTCTATAACCCTCAAGCACATTTTCTGGTGCCACATCAGAGTTTGTTGCATTATAAATGTATAGATTGCCTGTTGACCCTACTCCTACTGTTTTGCTTACATCAATTGAAGTAAATTCAATTGCAGTCTCTGTGTTTGAAATTTCTTTCGGTGGAATAATATGGGTTACATATCCAATGTCATCTTGACGAAAAGCGTCTCTTCTAAATCCATCAGAAACTAAAGATTTTGCGCCAAAGTTGGAGTTTGAATTGGTAATAGATGCATCACCACCACTTTCAGATACAAAATGCTCTGCATAACCAATAGCAAAGATGGATACGTTCTGTACGAAAGCATCGTTAATTGCTTTAATGTGGAAGTTTCTATACGTTGGTTTGTATAGAGATCTTGAATTTGTACTTAATGTCTCGTTTCCTGGAATGCTACTATCCTGATATGTTCCACTGTCTGGGTTGTATAAGACAAAAGCATTATCATCCTTTTGAAGACCAATGCCAGTGAACTGTGCGATAACCATTGATTTGAATCCAGATGCTTTGGATCCATCAGCAAGAACTCCACACATACCATAAACAGATCTCAAGCTGAGGTTAAAGATGTATGGAGATGCCGAAGTAACTGTATCTGAAGTTAAGGATAGTGTTGCCCCAGTAACAGACGGGAGAGCAATTGATGGAGAATTTTGAACTTGATAAACAATTTGATTGTCACTTAGTTTTTCAGCAACAGTAAACTGTCCGTTATATCCAAATGCGGTAATTCCAGAAATTCTGAAAGGAGTGTCTACATCAAGTCCAGGAACAGTCTCAGTTGTTGTTACTGTAATTGAACTGGTCGATAGAACACCATTTCCTGCTCTAATGCTAGAAATTCCAATAGATTGACCCGTAGATCCTACGATACGGTATTCATCAACCTTTGATTCAATATCTAATCCTGGGTTTGGATAATCTGGTTCAATTGGGCGTCCAGAAGATTGACCGTAAACAATACTAATTTTTTCATAATACATATCAAGATCTGTACGATCTGTAGTGTAATTGATAAATTGGTCTTTAATATTTACGCTGTTTACTCCATCAGCATATTCGAAACAAGTCAGTTTATGATGAGAGAAGTTTGGAACAAATAAGTTAGAAGTATAATCAATGTAAGTCTTTCCATTTGGATCAGAATCAAAAATAGAAAACTGCCAGAAATAGCATCCACCAGTTACGCGGAAAATTGCAGATCTTCCAATATTATCGTTAGTTGGATTGGGAACATACTTTGGACGAATTTTGGTCTTACGAAGGTCTAAACCAACAATTGAAGTTCCGCGAGGAACAATAACTCCACCATGAATACTGTTTAGGGGGAACAGTGCATTGTCTGTAGTTGTTAAGTCAAAATTAGTAGTCAGATCATAAGGTACGAGATCTGTACTTGTAGAACCATTTCTTAATTTTGATGCACCAGCACCATCTGGAATCCATCCTGGACGATTATCAACAATATGGTCTCCAGGATATAGAAGAATTGTTGTTTTGGCAAATCTATCGTTATTAAGTCCTTTTTGATAAGAAAATCTTGATGCCTCGATCAGTGCCCTTTGAATAGTTTTAAATGGGCGAGTCAGTGAGTTTCCCTGATTTTCTATACTATCTGTAGCATCCAAATCATTAGGATTAACATAGAGAATAGTACCTCTGGCTGACTTCAAAAAATTATCTAATCTGGAGAGACCCATCTTATTAACACTTATAGTTTCCGTTATGGATTATTTATCATACAACAAAACCTCCCGAAGGAGGTTATGAAGCACACGGAAGGGGTTTGGTCAGTATCGCCACTTATATATTACCATACTTTTCCTCTTTCC